CATACAGAGTGTCAGCAGTAAACAATGTACCAAGGTACTCTTGTTTGTACTGAGTCTGTGAACGGATGCCCAACTGCTCAACCAACACCATCGCATCACGATGACCCATCAAGCAGATACGATCAGTGGTAGAGTTACCAGCACCAGTATCAGCATTAGAGGTAGCGAAAACAGCCATGCCGTAGAGCTGACCAATTTCACCATTGCGGATTGCATCGCCATTGCCGACAAATGCTTGCTCAGTGTAACGAGCCAAACCCATCAGCGTGTTACGGCTTGAAGGTGGGATCAGGAAGAAACGACCATCCATAGGAATGTCGTTGTCGTCCAAACGCTGAATGGTGCGACGAATAGCGGCATCAGTCAAAGCGGCAGCGTTAGATGATGTGCTGTTGTAAGCAGTAGTACCATCAGAGCCAACAAAGGCTTTGGTAGTAGTGTTGCTAGTAGCATAGTCATCAGTACCAACTGTAGCGCCATTGAAAGCACGACCCAATTGAACCAAGTCTGTGTCGATGCGGCGAGCCAAAGCATAACCAGCGTCTTCTGTGTAGAAAGAACGCAGTGATGTCAAGGCTTGAACTTCAACGATGTCTTCGATCAAACGTGAGTACTCATAGTGCTTGTTGATCAACACTTGAATGTTAGTGTCGCTCTCAGCAATCAAAGTAACTGCATCTGTAGCGGCTTTAGCTGTTGCTGAACCACGAGCAGGGCTAGGAATGTTGATGGTGTCACCCTTTTTGCCTTTGAAAGACATCTTCTTGACCAAATTAGCCAAAACGAGGTTCTTTTTATAGGCGGCAACAATTTCATCACTCCAAATTTCTGGAATGAAGTTAGCTGCGGATGTAGTGGTTACACTATTTGTGGGGGAAAAGGCGGTATTTGCCATAATTAAATCTCCAATAAGTTAAGTTTACTTAACACGACCTTCTGAATACGCTTGCATGATTTCATCTGAAAGCGCCTCATAACGAGTCGGGTCTTGCATTTTCAGCCGAATAAGGTCAGCCCTACGATAAACCCTCTTTGATGATTCCCCAGAACCACCTACATCAACCCCAACTGCTTTCAAATTCTGCTTACGAGTTGCTTCACCAGCGGTACTCATTTGCTTTTGTTTGACAGAGCGAAGTTCTTTGTAGGTAGATAACAGTTCATTGGCTGAATCATAGTCAAATTCTGCATCAGCACGTTTGAACAAGTCAATGCGTACAGGGCTAGATTTAACCCAATTTGCAAAGTCCTCATTTTTAGCAATATCGCCAAAATCAGGATGTTCTTGCGCTAACTTTTGCTGAATTTGCGCCCTTTTCATCTCTAGCATGGCTTGCCTTGCCGCAATGATGTCAGGGTGACTATCAACAGTCTTTTGAACTGCCATCTGTGGATTCTCAAAGAAATCTACTTCAGGCTCAACATCTCTAGTTTGCTGCTGTTGTTGTTTAACAGTGAGGTTCTGCCTAATGAGTTCATCAGCGAGCTTTCGGACTTCTCCGACCTCTTGTGCTTGTTTACCAATGAGCTTCTCAGCCTCTTGGTGCATTCGCACTACCTCGTCCAGACTTTTATCCCTGTATTTCTCAGGGAGTTCGGGCTTGGCTTGTTGCTCTACCGCTTCTAGTTCATTTGGCTCTTCATCAATCAGCATACTTTTTCCTTTTTCCTGCCGTTCTCGGTTGTAGGAGATTCAACTCGGCATAATTGCTTATGAGTTGAGTTTCTGCTCAGACTTCAACTTGTCAACATGGCTCTTCCCAAATTTGGCATATGCCGATGGAAAAGAACCAGACCATCCTTCAAGTCGAAATGCTGGCGCAGATAGTAAACGTGTTGCATTTGCACCACACTCACACATTAGACCCGTTGCCTCATAATCAACGAATCTTTCTGTCTTGTGTCCGTTTTCACAGACGTAATCATAAAATTTCTTCATATGCTCTTTCGCTGATCTCTTTAAGATTTTTCAGCCAAGAAAGAATAGAAAGTTCACCTTTTTTGAATTGTAGGTCTTTCTCACTATCTATTACAGAGATATTATTCAAAGTTGCTATTATTTTGTCAATATCTTCGATTAAATCTTTCCATCCCTCGGTTGACATCATCTCAAACCGATCCGTATAGTATTTCTCAAGTTCTGGGGTCATGCGTCAGTCGCACCTTCAAACTCAGGCTTTTGCTTAATGATTGCATACAGGGCTGCTCGGTCTGCACCCGCTACATAGTCATCACCTGAAATCTGAACTTTACCTGCTGACAATGGTTGTTTACCTGCATCACGGGCTTCTTTGGATGCGTATCCATAAAAGGTTACTTCTGTTCCACGACCTTTGAAGTCTTCTTGAACAGCACCGATGTTCCAGTAGCACGCAAGAACTTCTGCGCCAAAATCTGTAGGTACAGGTTTAATTAAAGCCATGATTATCCTTAGATGTCAGTTGCACCCGAATATTGGGTAAAGGTTTTGAGAACATTGTACATAGCGGGAATCAAGTCGCCTTGTAAATCAGCCATGTTGATGTAGTGGGCCTGTTGTTGGATAGATGGCCATCCTGCTTGACGGGCTTGCTCTGTTGCGTGGATTTCCACTTGAACTTGGATTTGGTCTTTTGTACCAAAGAAGTTAGTGATACGGGCATAGGCTTGGGCTTCCTGTTGTCCGTTTGTGTTGTTAGTTGCTGTAATTAAAAGTGCCAATTGAGTTCTCCTTAATAGGTCATTTCTGTTGTGCGAATCTGGCAGACTGTTCTGATGGTAGTCGATGCTTGACCCGTGAATGTTACTGCTAAACCGCCATTGGTTGTGTCGGCTGATAGTGCAATTGTCCATGTGGATGCGCCAGCATCTGCAAAGTTGGATGTGACTGTGCTACCAACAAGTGTTGTAGAAGCGGCATTAGCACCACGCTTAATCACACCCTCAATAGTCCATCCTTTTGTGTTACCACCGCCTGTAACACCTGAAACAATTTCACCTCGGAAAGTATAAGCAGAGTTGTTGGGTAGGATTACTTGGTTGACAGTTCCTGCGGCTGCTGTATCAGAGCGCAATACTGTTGCTGTTGCATCTGTGGTTTGTACCGCAAGAACTAAAAGACCTGCTTGTGACGCTCCTGCAACAGAATTTAAAGGGTTACCACTTGGGTGAACAAAGTTGGCAACAAGCGCCCTTGTTGTGCCAGTTGTGCCGCCAACAATTACACCAAAGTTGTTGTTTGCTAGGTTACTATTGCCGCCAAGGACAGACGCTGCAAAGCCAGAAGCAACGTTTCCGTAACCAGCGCCAACAAAGGCACTTGTGCCGCTTGCTGTATTAGCTGAATAACCAGCGCCAAACTTGCCGCCACCAACAACCACCGAAGCAATACCCGATGCGGTATTCGCACCGCCACCACCAACAAATGACCAATCCCCAGAAGCCACGTTCCTGTTAGCAGCAGTACCAGCATCACCACCACCACCGATGAAACTGTAAGAGCCTGTGGCTTGGTTGTTACCACCGCCTACTACTACTCCATGAGGAGTTAAGAAGGACAGGGTTGATGTTGATGAACCGCTTGCGTTTTTACTTAGGGTTAATGATGTGCCAGAGATTGCGGCAACGTAAGTGTCGGCAGCAATTGAAGTGCCAATAATGTACTGACCGACTTTAATAGATGCGTTACTACCAGAAAGCGTTACGGCTGTTGTGCCGTTCATCGTTCCAGATTGAGTTGTTACAACAGCGTTTGCAGTTCCTGAGTTAGTGAAGCCGCCACCAACAAAGTTATAAATACCAACTGCTGAATTTGTTGAGCCACCAACAACAACAGAACCGTCCCTATTGGTTTGATTAAGTTGACCACCACCAATAACTGTTAAAGTTCCAGATGCAGTATTACCCAAGCCACCAGCAACAACAGACCCATATGCTGTACTAGCGTTTTGAATTCCACCGCTAATAACGGAATAGGAAGAACTTGCCACTTGCCCAGCACCACTTCGGCTCATTTGCCAATCAACAGCATTAGCACCCCTAGCATTACCACCAGTAGCAGATGATGTAGTGGCTTGTGCTTGTAATGCACCAGTACCCGCAGGTTGAACAAAGAGTGAGCCGTTAGACTCTAATCCTATT